ATTCCAATCACTCATTTACTTTTCCTCCTTAATTTCTGAACCACTTGCCATCTTCGCCAAGAGTTCGGTTACGTTATCGCATTCTTCAAATGCCTTAAGAGTGTTACGGGGATCACGAGCCTTGCCATGCCAACCAGATATTTCATCTGTGACAATGTATCGTCTGACTCTAGGATGACCGTTATCACTTTTCTCGGTGACACGCACACCACACATCACATGATCGAAGATCGCTGGTACGTGCTTGGCTACTGCATTACCTTTAACTAAGGGCCAGTAGTGCGTTACATCATTTGGATCTTTCTCTTCCTTGGCGAGGCAAGAAACATAGACATGCACAGGCATATCTCGAAACCATTTAAGAGCACCAAGAAGGTGTCGGGAATAATCTCCCCACAACTGCCAAGAGTTACCACCTTCAGCTTCCGTTTCAAGCTGTTCGAGCAACCTCTCTGAGAGTTCGGTAAGAGAATCCAGACCAATCCATTTATAATTTTGCTTTTTAAAATCTTGAGACATCATCATCTTTGAGATGCCCTTAAATGAATAGACTCCGTTTTCGGGATCGTGTTCTTTATCCCAAGAAGAGAATGGAAGGTAATCAATATCTACATCTTCTACTGATTTAAGACCCGCTTCCCCAGAAAGTATAAGTCCTTTGCCAAATGCTTTCTGGTAATACCTTGTCTGGTAAGTCTTTCCCCATCCATGGTGGGCATACAATAATGTTTTAGTAGGCCCATCCTGTTGAAGATCATTTGTTTTCATAACTTTAAACATGCTTGACCACCTTTACCTTTGGTGAATTTAAGTGTCGTGTAAGAGCAAACTTCAGTTCTTCTTGCTCAGTCTTGGTGAGCTTTTGGAACTTACGCTTATCCACAGTTAAACTTCTGTTAATATAATCAGGCAGTTTGTTTTCTCCGAAATGCTTTTCAAGAGAAGCCTTGTCCCAAGTCCATCGCTCTGATCGAGTGACAATAATGTCGTACTCGCCAGTAGACTTAGCCAATTCCCCCGCTTCCTCAGGAAAATAATGAGCAATCTGGCCTTCAACTTGAGCCAGTTCTTGGTCTACTAAATCCTTTTGGGTTGCGAGTTCGTCTAACCTTTGAGCCAGTTCAACCAAGGCTACATCCCTTGCCCTCTCTGCCTCTCCGATCTTCTCGTTGACGTTGGAAGTTACCGTATCCTTCACCTCCTTATCCACCGCCTTTAATATAGGCGGCCCTTTTGACGGATCATATCCTGACCACGCCGTGTCGTCTGTCTTCACTTTCATAGTGCCTCCATTAATTAATTAGACCAGCATCATTGATTGGTCTTTCATTAAAGGTGTCTTTACAACACCATAGGGTGTATGATACACAATACACATCTAATGGCAAGAAAAAAAAGGAGGAGTGCGTGGAACGGCAACTTAATATAGGTCGCCTCATAGAATCTGTAGGTGGTGCGGCACAAGCGGCACGTATAGCAGGAACAGTTAGAACTGCCCCATATGGATGGATAAAGAGGAACTACATATCATCAGTAGTCTTAGCTAAGATATTAAGTGCTCACCCAAACCTTAACATTGACGATTACTTTGAAACTAATTTAACGGGAGAGACTAATGGAGGAGACAAAGCTCGATGCGGCGATGGAATATCTGGAGAGGGGATGGTCGATCATCCCGATCAGACCAGAAACTAAACGACCCGCAATAAAATGGAGAGAGTACCAGACGAGACAACCGACTGAAGAAGAGGTTGAGAGATGGTGGACTCAATGGCCTGACTATGACATCGCATTAGTAACGGGCGAGATATCTGGGGTGCTCGTTGTAGACTGCGATAATGAGGAGTCACAGGTTGCGGCAGACGAGGCTGAGATGTTCTCGACTGTTAAGGTCAAGACAAAGCGTGGTATACATTTATATTTTGAGCATCCAAAAGATGGGAAGCAACGAGGTCCGAGAGCAGGGGTAAATAGTAGAGGTACTGATTGGCCCAAGATTAATGGTCTCGACTTTAGGGGAGATGGATCTTATGCCCTCCTGCCCCCATCTAAAAATTATACGTGGGTACATACAGAATTTGACTGGGATGAGATGCCTCTCTGGAAAGATTGGGTTCCAGCCATAAAGCCAGACGAGTTTAATGGAGACTTCACATTCCAAGAGCTTGATCTTTCTGATGTTAATGCACTAACCGAAGATGATTTTCTTACTGAGTGGGATCGTACCGCTAAGTTTGTAAGGGAAACTTACCCGAGCACTCTGAAGATTCCTAGTGATATGGGTAATGGTCGAAACGAGCGTGTGATGAAATACGTGTCTGAGACTATCAAGGAGGGATACTTCGGTCCTGAGTTGCGTATGAAAGCTATCCAGTTCATGCGTGAATTTTTCGAGCAACCTTTAGAAGCTCGTGAGTTCGAGGCAACATGTGAAAGCATAGAGCAAGCTGAAAGGCGCAATCACCCTGAGAACTTTAATCACAAGGGTGAGTTTATATTGAAGCCCCAGACACCTGAGGAATTAGATAAGACACGAAAGCGCAATCTGATCCGCATGAAGGATGCCGAGCAGTTACTAGAAAAGGCTGACGCAAAGACATATCTTATAGAGCCTTGGCTTCCATCTAATACGATTGTTCAAGTGTTTGGCTATTCTGGTCACGGTAAATCACTCTTTGTTCAACACGCCATGTCAGCATTATCTGTCGGCAAAAAATACTTTGGCCCTTTCGAGATCGGTAAACCATCGAGAGTTTTATATTTTGATTTTGAGATGGGTATGGCAACGATTGCTCGAAGGCTAATAGACCTCAGAGATATACATGGTGATAGTCAGGATCGTCTGAACATATGGACACCTTTTGTGGATGAAAAGGATATTGATTTAAATACACGAGAAGGATTGTTGGAGTTTGAGGGGTGGATACACTACGTCAAACCTGATGTCATCGTCATTGATACAATCCGATCAGCTTACCCTGGCTTGGCGGAGAACTCATCAGACGAATGGGCAAAGATAAACAAGCTGGCTGTCCGTCTGAGAAACGCTGGCATGTCGGTGATTATGATTCACCACTCTAATAAACCTAGTGAGAATGGTATTGGTAGAGAAGCAGGAAGCACCAACCAGCTAACTGTTCTGGAGACCCAGATAAGAGTTGCTCAAGTTTTCAGAGATGAAGAAACCGCGAAACAAAATGCCGCTCTATATGATGGTAATTATGACACTCCTATCTATCCACAGCTTGAAGCGAAACTTCCGACTGACTTCTTATTATATATGGTTATGGAAATTAGATATGGCAAAGTAAGAGAGTGGACCGACATGCACGATAGGGTGCAGTGGATTGGATTTGCTAATCATAATGTCACAGACGAGAAGATGATTGTATCGAGCATGTCAACAAAGCAACGTGCCAAAAATATGGCACTAGATGGAAAGCAACCTTTAGAGATTGCCAACTATCTCAATCGTCCGTTGCGTCAGATACGGGAGTGGCTTGGTCTTTACGTGGAGTAATTGAAACAACCTTTACACCCTCTCCGAATACTCGTCTGCACTCGTCTACGAAGGCCGCTATTTCTGGGTATTGTTCTCGGTTACGCTGACGAGCCGCCTTTTGACTGGGACTTTCGGGCTGTGAAGGTAACTCTTTAGTTCTTTGTACTCTTGGCTGTTGTCCAGACAGAGGTGTGATCGCACCATTGGATCGCTCAGTATCCTCTTTGCTATCTTCTCTAGTGTCTCTTTTTCTTTTCCATTCGGCATATAACTTTTCTTGTCTGATTTGTTTTTCTTTCTTCGACATAAAACTTTGGTCATTCCAAATGGTCACTTTGACCATTTCCAAATTGACAATTAGACATGATGTCAAAACGTCTAATTGATTTAAAAAGCGATAAACTTCTTAACCTCGGTACGATTTCTTTGGTCTCACGGAGAGTCCGCCAACGGCGGATCTCCGCTCGTCCTTAGTCAAGAACTCTCGAAGTTTATCGGTTTTGAACTAATAGATCAACCCCTAAGTTGTATATTTGACACCTTTAGTGTTGCCAAATCACACTGTATAACTTACAGTACGTTCTTGAAACTATAGGAGGAGAATGTATGCCACGAAGTGTTAGTGTCTCTGACACTGACTTGAAGTGGCTCCAGAAAAACCATCATGCCTATTCATATTCTGACCTAGCACAACGCATTGGATGTTGTGTCGATACTTTAAAAAGGATTCTTGTACGAGAAGGATTACAAGAATTTGACGGAGCTAAATATCAAGTCCGAAGAGATTTCCGAGGGAAGACATGGACTCGACCATGCTTATCCTGCCAATCCACAGAAGAAAGGCCGAAGATGTGGTTCTTCTGTAAAGAATGTAGGAAGACAATGGGGTACGAGGACGTATGAGCGGTAGAGGAATGAAGACCAAGGGCGATAATTTTGAGCGAGAGTTAGCCGCCTACATCAACGAGCAAACAAAACTTAAATCTTTTAGAGCACCACTTTCTGGTGGTGGTAACGTAGGAATGTCAGGAGGTGCAGATCTTCTCGGGGTTCCAGAACTTTTCATTGAAGCCAAGCGTGTGGAGCGACTAAACTTTCATGATGCAATGCGTCAGGCTGAAGGTAATGTTGTGAAAACACACTCGTCTGACACACCAATAGTCGTAAACCGCCGCAACAGAATGAAGACTGGCGATAGCTTATGTCTTATTCGTCTGGATGCGTTCCTCGTTTTTTATAAATCTTTTTTAAGAGAACGAGGTTTTATGGATGGAGAAACAGACGAGAGCCTGTCCGAAGTGCAAGAGAACACTTAGGAACGACAAGTTCTACAAGCGAGCAGGCCCAGCCGCAAAAAAAGAAGGAAGGCTCGGACAGCCTTACGGATATTGTAAAGTTTGTGTTAGATCTAAAATGACCGACACACCATACCAGTATTTCTCAACACTTATGCACCGTGTTCGTCGGCGTTCTCGATACAAGGGTATGTCTTACGACATAGACAAAGATTATCTTGTAGAAATTTATAAAAAACAAAAAGGTATATGTGCTGTTTCGGACACACCCATGACCATGACTAGAGGTAAGGGAGATATCTACGAGAATATGTCAATAGACAGAATAGACAGTGCCATTGGTTATATCAGGGGCAATGTTCGTCTGGTCTGTCGAGCAGTCAACACGATGAAAGCCGACATGACTGACGAGCAAACAGTTATTTGGTGTCGGAAAATATCAAAGGGATTGGACGACCACTAAAAATTTTCAAGACATAATGGTACACAGCTTCGCCCCCCCTTTGGGGGCGGCTCAGTGGAAAAAAGATGACATATAAATATGATCCTGACACTTGGACAGCAACAAGCATAGAGATCGCCAATCGAGTACGTAGGTGGTCAGACGAGGTAGTAGAGAGGGGATCGAAGCTCTTCAATGGTGGACCACCATGCCCTTTCGCTCGCAAAGCATGG